CAGTTAAAGTAAACAACGATGAAATATGGAACAACTTTGTCAAAACAGGCAAGGTTAAAGGTTTTAGTATAGAGGGTTACTTTGCTGACAAAATGGAAAGACCTAAAGAGCCTGTAAATGACTTTGCAGACTTAGAAGAAGCTGAAGCAAGTGAAATGCTATCTTACATAAGGTCTATAATTAAGTCAGACAAGCGCGTAAAGGGCGGTAAAAGACAAGAACTTGAATCATATAGTGATTATCCATCAGGTGTAAAAAACAATGCTAAAAGAGGCTTAGAGCTAAACGAAAAAGTAAACAATAAATGTGCCACACAAGTCGGAAAAGTAAGGGCGCAACAATTAGCACAAGGAAAACCCGTAAGTGTTGCTACTATTAAAAGAATGTATTCTTATTTAAGCAGAGCTGAAACATATTACGATGAAGGCGACACAAAAGCATGCGGCACTATTTCATATTTATTATGGGGCGGTAAAGCCGCTAAAAGGTGGTCAGAAAGTAAACTTAAAGAGCTTGACCTTATTGATTTAAAGAAACCTTGTAAAGCGGGGTATGAGCAATATGGAATGAAAATAAAAAACGGAAGATTAGTTCCTAATTGTGTACCTATTAAGTAATGGCAAGAAACGTAATAAGAACATACGTTAAACCAAAAAGAAAATCACACCCACACAGCAAAAATGCGAGTGTAGGACAAAATAAATATAAAAAACCATATAAAGGACAAGGAAGATGAAACAATTTGAAACACCAAGTAAGACAAGTCCAAGAGGGGGGCGTAGAGGTTGCTTATGTAAAGATGAAACCTATTCAGTAAAGTGCTGTAAGGGAAATATAATAAATCAAGGAATCGGAAAAATATAAGTTATGAGTAAAAAAGCAATGGCTAAGATAGTCGAAATAAACAAACAAGAACTATCTACAGAAAAGGTAGAGTTAGGTGCAGTACAAGATTTTGACAAAGCAACGAAAATTTTTCAAGCAAGTGCTGCAAGATATGAAACAGCAAATAGTAACTTTTTAAGTGATTTAAGAGATTTTAACGCTCTACAATCAAGACTAAAATCATCATACAAAACAGTTTCAAATATGTTTGATGATGTAGAAGATTCAATAAAAAATATTGAAAAAGTAGCTGACAAAGTATCTCAAGCTGCAAAAGAACTTGGAGTAAAGCCATCTGACATAATTGATGTTAGTGTGGTTAATGATGTTTCTCAAGTTGAGGGTGGTTTACAAAACTTTAAATCTAATGAAGGTTTAGCTAAAAAAATCATTAATATATAAAAATGCAAATATAAATTTTAACACGTTATAGTAATATGAAATCAACAGAAATCTTAAACAAAATCAAAACTTTCTTAGGAGAGGAAAAAGTTGAGGAGCAAGTTGAGGAAACTCAATTAGAAGAAACAACTGAAACTCAAGAGGAAGTCCAAGTAGAGTTAGCACAAGCTACACTTGAAAATGGTACTGTTTTAGAAGCTGAGGCTTTTGAAGCAGGAAACGAAATCTTTATAGTATCTGATGATGAAAGAGTAGCAGTCCCTGTAGGAGAATATCTTATGGAAGATGGACAATTGCTTATTGTTTCAGAGGAGGGTATTATCGCAGAAATTAAACAAGCTGAAGCTGAAGAAGCACCTGCTGAAGAAGTTGAAGCTAATTATGTTTCTAAAGAAGAATTTGAATCTGCCGTTGAGGAGATCAAAGGCATGATTAATGAGCTTAAGGATAAAAAAGAAGAAATGGCTGAAGTAGAGGAGCAAGTAAAACAAGAACTTAGCGAAACTCCTGCAACTGAGCCAATTACTCATAATCCTGAAGCAGAGCAAAAACTCAAAGTACGTTTCTCACAAAACAGAAAGGAAACTACTTTTGATAAAGTAATGAAAAAAATAATTAACAATTAAAATTAAGAAAAATGCCAAATCCAACAATTACAGGTAGTAGTTATGCAGGAGAATTTGCAGGTAAGTATATTGCTGCGAGTTTATTAACAGCTAAAACATTAGATGAAGCTGCAGTTACTATTTTACCTAACATTAAGTACAAAGCTGCTATGAAAGTAGGGGCTTTCTCAAATTTAATCAGATCAGCAGACTGTGATTTCGATGCAACGACTTCAGGTCTTACGCTTACTGAAAAAGTATTAACTCCTACTGAGTTACAAGTTAACCTACAGATTTGTAAGAAAGAATTACATTCTGATTGGGAAGCTGCTCAAATGGGATTCTCTGCTTTTGATAACTTACCTCCACTATTTTCAGATTTCGTTATCGCAAGAGTAGCATCAGAGGTTGCAAACGCTACAGAAAACTCAATTTGGGGTGGTGCTGCTGCAGAAGGAAACTTTGATGGTTTCAAAACTATAATGCAATCAGATGCAGATGTAGTTGATGTTGTAGGTACTTCAGTAAATGCAGGTAATGTTATTACTGAGTTAAACAAAGTAGTAGATGCAATTCCAAGTGCAGTTTATGGATCAGATGATTTAGTATTATATGTATCTTCTGCTATTGCTAAGGCTTATGTACAAGCTCAAGCAGCTTTAGGTTATAGAGAGTTGTATCATGCAGGAAGAACTGAGATGAACTATCAAGGTATTCCAATGTTTGTAACAGCAGGTCTTGATACTAACAATGCAGTTGCAGCAAGAAAATCTAACTTATTCTTCGGAACAGGATTACTTAACGACAGAAATGAAGTAAAAGTAATTGACATGGCTGACATTGATGGATCACAGAATGTTAGAGTAGTTATGAGATATACTGCAGGAGTACAAATTGGAATAGGAGCAGATATTGTTCTTTATTCATAATAAATTAAATTAAATTAACATATAAAGGGGTGGGTAGTATTCTGCCTACCCTTTTTTAATACTTAGAAAATTATGGCTTGTTTATTAACTAAAGGTAGGTCTTTACCATGTAAAACAGGAGTAGGTGGATTAAAGTCTGTTTACTTTACGGATTATGGTGGATTAGGCACTATCACAACTGCCTCTAATGAAATTACAGCTATAAGTGGAACTCCAACTGTATATCAATTTGACATCAAAGGAAATTCTACTTTAGAAACTACTGTAAATTCATCAAGAGAAAATGGTACTACATTTTACGAAAGCACATTAACACTTAATTTTACGTTCTTAGAAAAAGAAACTCAAGCTGAGATAGCTTTACTTGCTGTTGCTCGTCCACATATTTGGGTAGAGGATTACAATGGTAATTATTTCTTAGTAGGTAAAGATCATGGAGCAGAGCTTACTTCAGGAACTTTCTCAAGTGGAGCAGCTATGGGAGACCTTTCAGGTTATTCCTTGACGTTTGTTGCACAAGAAACAGAAGCTCCTGACTTTACTGCATCAAGTGTTGTAACAGGTGCAAATCAAGGTACTAAAATAACACCTAACTAAAATTAATTTCTTATATTTATATAAGTTTTCATAAATCAATTAGTTTTGTTATTAAAGGGGAGTTTTCGAACTCCTCTTTTTTTTATTCAAATATTTATTGTATATTGTAGTAGATTAAATGTAATAAAGGGGAGCTTGTAGAAATACAGCTCCTTTTTTTATACACAAAATTTAAAGTTTGTACGTTATATTAGTATGATACATTTAACTACTTCTGCATCATCACAGACTTTAAAGATAATTCCGAGAAGTTATGCAAGTACAGTTAGCATGATAGTAAGAGACGATTCAACGAATACCTCAACAACATACTCATCTATAAGTACAACAACTGACAAGAATTATCTAACAATATCACAAGCATTAAGCCCTGTACTTGTAGAGGGTAGGTTTTATGACTTGACTGTAAAAGAGGGTGCAAATGTAATTTATAAAGACAAGATATTTTGTACTGATCAAACTGTAAACCAAGCAAACAATGATTATTATTCTGTCAATAATGGCGAATATACGACGCCAACAGGAGATGATCAGTATGACAACGATTATATAATAATATGAAAAATAAATCAGATTTAAGTATAGTAAATTTAAGTACCTATACCTCGCCTGTAGTAAAAGAGGTAAGCAACAAAGAATGGGTATCTTATGGAGAGGATAACAACTATTTTCAATACTTAATAGATAGATACAACGGAAGTCCTACAAATAATGCTATTATTAATGGTGTTAGTGAGATGATTTACGGAAAAGGCTTAGATGCTACTAACTCAAGCAAAAAGCCTAATGAGTATGCTCAAATGAAGTCTCTGTTTAATAAAGATTGTACAAGAAAATTATGCTATGATCTTAAACTTATGGGACAATGTGCAATACAAATCATATATTCAAAAGATAGAAGTAGAATTGTTCAGTTAGAACACATACCTATTGAAACACTAAGAGCCGAAAAATGCAACGAAAAAGGAGAGGTAGAGGCTTATTATTACTTTAGTGATTGGAGTAAATACAGAAAAGGTAATACACTTAAGAGAATACCTGCGTTTGGATATTCACAAGAGGGATTAGAAATCATGTATATAAAACCTTATAGAGCAGGTTTTAAGTATTATAGTCCTGTAGATTATCAAGGTGGTACGCAATATGCTGAATTAGAGGAGGAAATTTCTAACTTCCATTTAAACAACATACTAAACGGACTTGCTCCAAGTATGTTAATCAACTTCAACAAT